TTGGGCGTGGATATTATGGATTACGCCCCGTATTCGCCGTTGACGATAGCCATAAAGGAGGAAAAGGGACAACCGACAAACCGGGTAACGTTACGGGATACCGGGGATTTTGAAGCGTCGTTTTTTTTGGAAGTCGGCGACAAACAGTTTGAAATAAAAGCGTCGGATTTCAAAACGGAGGACTTAATAAAAAAGTACGGGCGGCAAATATTGGGATTGACGGACGAAAATATTGCGGCGTTGATTTGGCAATATATATTCCCGGACTTAATGAAGAAAGCAAAAAACGTATTATATGGCAACGAATAAGAGAACAACCCCTATAATTCCCAACCCGGTTTTAATCGACCGGGTTTTGGGGAACATACAAACCGGGTTAATGGATAACGTCGATTGGTTGGACGTCGCATTTGGGCGGGCGCAACGTATCGCCAAAGTGATACAGGGCAAACGCTATTATACCCCGAACGTATATGCGGGCGGGACGGAATGGAGAGGCGACAATGATTATATCGACGTTTCCCCGGATGCCAATATTGGCAATTTTTCGTTCTTTTGGATAGACGACCCGCAAACGGTCGGTTGGGTTCCCAAAGAGCAAAGCGAGATTAAAGCCCCGTTTTCCCTTATTGTTTGGTTCGATTTGCGCAAGGTTTACCCCGGTCAACTCAACAACCGGAATACCGAGGCATTGAAGAACGAAATATTGACCGTCCTAAATGGCGGTTTTTGGCTGAAAGACGGGACGATTGTAATAAACCGGATTTATGAGTTGGCGGAAAACGTGTACCGTGGGTTTACGTTGGACGAAATAGATAATCAATTTTTAATGCACCCGTTCGGCGGTTTTCGCTTTGAGGGTGTATTGTCAGTTAATCAACCTTGTAACATTTAACGATATGGTAACTTTCATTATTTGGGTTTTGGTCGTGGCAACCGTGGCGGCGTTCCTGTTGACCCTGTTAAAAAAGTGGGGCGTTATTGAGTACGTCCAAGTTCACGGCAACGACTTTTTTGTTAAGATGTTCAATTGCGGCTTTTGCTTATCATGGTGGGCGGGGGTCGTTTTGTCCGTCCTGTTTGCTATATGCACCGGGAACCCGGCATTGTTATTGGTTCCGTTTTGTTCAACAGTCATAACCCGCATACTCTTATGAAAACGACAAAGATAGGGGAACGGGCGGTTGTGTTGTACGACAGTATCGACGAATTGCCGATTTTGCGATTTCACGCATATAACAAAATGTTGCTTATCGACGCCGGGGTTGGGTCGGATTTGAACGATTGGGATGCGCATATTGAAAAGGCAATCCGGTTTATCCGAAAGGAAAAGCCGGATTTGGCGGAAAAGGAATTGGATAATTTGCGGCAAAACGTTTATTTCGTCCAATCCGCCATATCGCCAAAGTATTTGGCGTTTGCCTGTTTGGTTAAGTCCGTGGACGGAACCGAATACAACGATATGACGGCGGACGGTTTGCAAAAGGTATTGGATTTATTCGCCGATGCGCCGAACGCCGAGTTGACCGCCCAATTGGAAGCGGTCAAAAAAAAAATAGATGAAGAATTGCAATTGTATTTTCCTAAACTATTCGACGACGCCACGGTTAAAGAGTATTACGACCAATTGAAGCAACGCACGATGTTAATGTTGGATGCGATAATAAAGGGGGACGAAAGCGACAAACGGGAAGAAATAGACCATATTACGACGTTGTTGTTGACTTATACAAAACCCAAATCGTTTAGCGGGTCGGATAGCGTGGAAATACAATACGACAAGCAGTTTGAAAATATGTGTTTGATATTGTCCCAACATTTGCACGTAAACCCAAAATCGTTTACCGTTTTGGAATATTACAACGCATTTGAATACATTAAGGAGCAAGCGAAAAAAGCAAGCAGAAAAAGCCAAAATAAGGCGATTTAAGGTGTTTTATTTTTCAGACGATAAATTATACATTTGAGAAAAGAAAATTGATTGTAGGGCAGATTGCCCGAAAATAACAAAAACAAATAGTCGGATATATGGCAGATAACAACAACCCAATTAAATATTCTGATTTGGTAAGCCCCGATAATTCGATTACTGATTTGATAAAGCAATTGGATGAACTTTCAGACGCATATACAAATGCGTTGAAAAATATTAGGGCGGAAGCAATTCAGTTGGCGGCGGTTCTGCAAAAGGTTTCCGGGGCAACCGAGGACGGCAGGAACACAACCAAGAAAGCCGCAGACGATGCGGAACGTTTGGCACGTGCGCAACGTGATTTGGCGTTTGCAGAAAGCGAGAACGCCAAAAAGTTAGCCGAGTTAAAATTGGCACAGCAGGAAGCGAACCAAATTAATAAACTGATTGTGAAAATAAATCAATCCGCCGAGGGTAGTTATAACCGTTTATCGGCGCAATATTCATTGAATAAGATTTATTTAAACAACATGACTAAAGCCGAACGGGAAAACACCGAGGAGGGGCGAAAATTGGTTGCACAAACCAAAGAAATATACGAAGAAATGAAACGTTTGCAGGAAGCAACCGGGAAATTTCAATTGAACGTCGGAAATTATACGGAGGCGTCCGACGCAATTATTGCGTATGGCGACAAATTAAAAGAAACGTTAGGTTTAAATAGCGCATTTGGCGAAAGTCTTTTGGCGTTAGGACGTGGCGGGGCTGAAAGTAAAGCCGTTTTTACAGCTATTGGCGACGGGGCAAAAGCATTGGGAAAAACTTTGTTGGGATTACTTTCAAACCCGGTTTTTTTGGCGATTGCCGGAATTGCGGCGGCGGGTGCGGCGTTTAAATGGTGGTACGATTATAACGCCGGGTTAGTTGAGGCAACGAGATTGACGCAACAATTTACCGGGAAAAGTGGCGATGATTTGAAAGCGTTTAGAAATGAGGTGCAAGCCGTCGCAGATTCGTTCGGCGCAGATTTCCGGGAAACATTGATTGCAACAAACGCATTATCAAAACAATTTGGTATTTCTGCAAATGAGGCATTGCAGTTGGTTAAGGATGGTTTTTTGTCCGGAGCCGATGCGAACGGGGAATTTTTAGACACGTTGAAAGAATACCCGGCATATTTCAAAGAGGCTGGAATATCAGCAGACCAATTTGTTGCGATTGTAGCCCAAACAAACAAAATGGGTATCTTTTCGGACAAAGGCGTTGACGCAATTAAGGAGGCAAATTTGCGTTTGCGTGAAATGACGACGGCGACGGCGGCGGCTTTGGACGGTATCGGTATTTCGTCGGAACAAGTTCAAAAAGATTTGCAGACCGGAACCAAAACAACGTTCGATGTTATACAAGACGTTTCCGCAAAATTGGCAGAATTGCCGGATAATGCGGCAACGGTCGGGGCTGCAATTGCAGATATATTCGGGGAGCCCGGAGAGGACGCCGGATTGCAGTATTTGCGCACGTTGAAAGATATTTCAACAAACATGGATGAAGTAAAAGGGAAAGCCGGAGTTTTGGCGCAATTGCAGGAGGAACAATTGCAAAGCCAAATTGAGTTGCAAAACGCATTATCCGGATTGTTTGACGCAACCGGAGGAAATTTTGAAACGTTGACAACGCAGGCAAAAGTTTTTGTTAACCAAGGATTGACGGCGATAATAAAAGGGGTTATTGATGTTGTCAATTACTTGATTGAGTTATACAATGAAAGTGTTTTGATACGTGCAATTTGGAATGGGATTGTTGCCGGATTCAAAACAACATTTGATACGTTGGGAAATTTGTTTGGATTCTTTATTGATATAGTCAAAGCAACCGGAACCGCATTAAAGGGGGCGTTTACGTTAGATTTTGACGACGTAAAAAAAGGATTGGCAGATTATGCAGCAGCGTACGGAAATTTGGTTAAAGCCCAAGTTAAAGACATAACAGAAAATTTCCAAGAGGGTTTGGAGGGTATGCAAAAGAAAATAAAACCGTTAACAATCCCGGTTTCTGTTGGAGATACCCCGACGCCACAAACAGACAATAAGCCCGTAACGACACAGAACCCAACCGTAACGCCAAGGGGTAAAAGCGATGCGGAAAAGGCAGCAGAACAACAAGCAAAGCAAATTGAAGCGGCTTATAAAAAGAATTTGGAGGCAACCCGGAAATTGCAGGATGCACAATTGCAGTTGGAAACCGACGAATGGGCAAAGCGTAGGCAGCAAACGCAATATCAGTATTCCCGACAGATTGAGGATTTGCAACACCAATTACAGACCGAAAAGGATTTGAACGAAACCGGACGGCAGGCGATAAACGCAACAATTACGGCGTTAGAACAGCAGCAGACAGAGGCGTTGTTGAAAATAGAGCAAGAACGGCAGTTGCAAGAATTGGCATTGCAGAAAGAAAGCATTGAATTACGTTTGCAAGCGGTTAAGCAGGGAAGCGAGCAGGAACGACAATTGCGTATGCAGTTGGTAGAGAATGAAAGACAAACAGCATTGTTGCAGAATGAGCAAAAGCCGACCGGACAACAGCAGGACGCCGGGGTAATTAATGCCGGATTTGACGTTAAGGGAAGCGCAATTGCCGACGAATATTTGCAAACGCAATTAATGATGTTTGACCAACAACAAGCGTTGGCGCAATCTGAATTTGATTTATTAAGAAATTCAGAAGCCCGGAAAACCCAATTCCGTTTGCAGGCAGAAAAGGAACGTTTGCAAAAGGTATTAGAATTGAACAAGCAAGCAGCCAATAAATTGTCAGATGTTGAAGTACAAACAATTCAAAACACAATAAAAAAGATTGACCAAGAAATTGAGCAGTCAAAAGGAGAGGAACGAGGAACAGACATTTACGGTTTGTTTGGGCTTAATTTGGACGACGACAAAAAGGAGGCAATAAGTACGTCCGTATCCTTTGCAATGGAGCAATTACAGGTATTTTTAGATGCGAAATTGCAAGCCGCCGAAGCCGCCGTAAATGCCGCCGACAAAGAGGTTGAAAGCGCACAACGCACGTTGGACGCCGAAAGGGAAGCACGGGCGAACGGTTATGCCTCAAACGTGGTTATGGCACAAAAGGAGTTGGATTTGGCAAAGCGGAACCAAGAAAAGGCGTTGAAAGAGCAACAGAAAGCGCAAAAGGCACAACAGGCAATACAGACAATCCAACAAATCGGAAACCTTGTAACGGCGTCCGCTTTGATTTGGTCGCAATTGGGGTTCCCGTTCGCAATCCCGGCAATCGCTGTTATGTGGGCTTCATTTGCCGCCGCCAAAATTAAAGCCGCACAAATGAGTAAAGCCGCCGAGGGTTCGGAAAGTTACGGGGACGGTACGGTTGAATTGTTGGCGGGCGGTTCCCACCAATCCGGCGACGACGTGGATTTAGGAACCAAACCGGATGGAACCCGGAGGCGTGCCGAGGGCGGGGAATTTTTCGCCGTTATCAATAAACGTAATTCCCGCCGTTTCCGTCGTTTAATCCCGGACGTAATAAATAGTTTGAACCGGGGAACATTCCCCCAAAAGTACCTTAATGCCTACAATACCGACGGCGTTAATGTAACGGTTCAACAAAATAACGCACCGGATTTGCGGGATTTAAAAGACGATGTAAGGGAGATTAAGGAACAAAACCGCCGCCGTCGTTACGTCGATGGCAACGGCAATGTTATTGAGGTTTACAAGAATTTGACACGTAAAATTAAAAATTGATATGAACCCGATTTATAGACATTCATTTGTAAATGCGTTTTTAGCGAACGGGGCGATAAGTCACACAACCGGGAACATAAACGGGAATAGTACAAAGTTCTATTATACCCGTACTTTTGTCCCGGTTGGGAATGTGTACCCCCGCAAATTGTTTCAGAATTTCACCACGCAATCCGGGGGCGCATTTTACGATAGCAATAAAAAAATTATCGGCGGTTGGGGGAGCGACCCGTCCGCCACAAATACGGAATTTGACATACCAAGCAATGCCGCATATATCCGGTTTAATGTAATCAAAGCGCATTACGCCAACGGGACGGCATGGTTGAGATTGGGAACGTTGGACGCCCCGAACGTCTTACAAGGTCAAACCGTGCATCCGATTTATAAGGACGATTTGGCAAAGGAGTACGAATTAGAAACCAACCAACGGTTTTATCGTGCCAAATTATCCGGCAAAATTACCTTTGTCCGGGATGATTACGACTATATAAACCGTCAATCGTTCGACAATGAATTTTTGTATTGCATTGAAAAGAGCGACGACGGCGGGCGTACATGGTTCCAATACTTTCAAGGCAAGTTTATGAAAACCGATTGCACGTTTACCGATTACGATAAAAAGGTTGTTGTACAACCGGACACAATCGACGATTATAACGACGTGTTGGCGGGATTGGAAAAGGAATACAATTTAATAACGTTAGCCCCGACAATCCAACGGATAACGATAAACAAGCGTCCATTAATTCAAATATACGTTCCGGGGGATAGTGTTGTTTCGTGTTTTTTGGGCGGTGCGAATTGGGAACAAGACGCAAACGCCACGACCGACCAAAACGCACTAATACAAACCTATAATTTTGCACTATGTAATATTTTGAAAGAAATACAAATTACGTCGCACGGTTCCCCGGTGGTAATATCCGGGCTTTATATCGGGCGAATGGCGACGGGTGCAAGTGCAGACGTTTTCGAGGGAAAATTATACCCGGAATTAAACGTAAATTATTATATCTATATTACGCAACAAAGAATTAACAGTTTACCGTTTGGGGCTGTTGCGGTCGAGATACGCAAACAATCCGATGATACGGCAATGTTTCGTTATACAAAGGTTACAACGTCGCCTTTTGATACATTGGAGTTTGATTTAACCGCCGTCGAGGGTTCCGGGGCAACCGGAACAATGCACGCCGATATGAAAAGTTATAATATATACGCCCGGTATTTGTGCGACGTGGAGAAAATCGGCGATTTAAACACATATCCTTTGCCCGCCGATGATATAGTTGATAATAACCGTAATTATAGGCGTGCGATTGGTTACGCAATCGACGTGGCGTTTATTTCAAACAAATTTTCAGATACCCCGACCGAGTGGGGATTAGCGGACAACGGAAAGTATTTTGCGCCGCCTTATTCCATATACGGGCAAACGTTTTATCCAATAGCCCGGTCAACGTGGCGTTATGCGTCGTTATGGTTTGGGTTTTATTTGATGGATTGGATATTAGAGGAAAAAGCACGAAAAGCATATACTTTGCGGGATGCGTTCCCGGTTGCGTCTTGTATATCCGTTTTGCTCAATCAGATTGCACCGGGTATAACACACGCAGCCACGGCGGAATACAGTCAATTTTTATACAGCGGTAACAACCCAATATCCGGGTTGAATTTCCGTTTGCTTGTATCACAGAAAACCAATATTATAAACGGGGAATATCAGCAACCCGCACAAAAAACCCCGACGACCTTACAACAATTTACCAATATGTTACGGGATTGTTTTAAATGTTATTGGTTCATTGAGGACAGCAAATTTAAAATCGAACATATCCAATATTTCCGCAATGGCGGTTCCTATTCCGGCGGGGCTATATTAAGCCACGATTTGACAAAGGAATTGAATTTGCGCAACGGGAAACCGTGGGCGTTCAACACGTCGGAATATTCGTTTGATAAGGTCGATTTGCCGGAACGTTACCAATTTGAATGGATGGACGACGTTACGGCGGGCTTTGAAGGGGTGGCG